GTGCGATTTGCAAAAGCTATTGCCACGCAAGGGGTGGCAATAGCTTTTGCAAATCGCACCCGAGACGGCGTGAAGGTTCCCGAGGTTATGCCGGACGGAATTACTCCCGCGCTGACCAATCCGGGCAACGGCGGGAGGGCCGATGCGATCAATATTGCGGTTGGCTGCATGACCCCCGAATTGCCGCAGCGGGTGCGCGTCCACGGCACAGGCGGCACATCGCCAACGCTATCGTCCGAGGAGGGGCGAGGGCATGGGGTGCCAACGATTTTAGCTTTCAAGCCGGGGCAATCAGAAGCGGCTGGCGGAACATTCGTAACCAAGGAGTTCGCGCCAACGCTTCAATCACAGAACAACGGATCAACAGCCGTGCCAGCGGTGCAACAATCAATGGCCGTCCGAAGGCTTACTCCGCGAGAGTGCGAAAGATTACAGGGCTTCAAAGACGATCACACCCTTATCCCTTGGCGGGGAAAGCCGGCTGCCGAATGCCCAGACGGCCCACGCTACAAAGCCTTGGGCAATTCTATGGCGGTGCCGTGCATGGCATGGATTGGCCGGCGCATTGCCGCGCAAGAAATGCTTCCTTTGCGCTATCTCTCCGTATGCAGCGGCATCGAAGCTGCCAGCGTGGCGTGGGAGCCTTTGGGTTGGCAGCCCGCAGCTTTTGCCGAGGTGGAAAAGTTCCCGTCCGCCGTCCTGGCTCACCATTGGCCACACGTGCCAAACCTCGGGGACATGACAAAATATGAAGAATGGAAACTGGGAACAATCGACCTTTTGGCCGGAGGAACACCGTGTCAGTCATTCAGTGTCGCCGGATTGCGACAAGGACTGCGCGACCCACGCGGCGGCCTCATGCTTACTTATCTTGAAATCGCTCAACGTCACCGACCTCGATGGCTTGTCTGGGAAAACGTCCCCGGCGTCCTGTCATCCCACGGAGGAAGGGATTTTGGTGCCTTCCTTGGGGCGTTGGGGGCATTGGGGTATGGGTGGGCCTACCGGGTGCTGGACGCACAATGGTTCGGAGTGGCCCAGCGCCGTCGCCGTGTGTTCGTTGTCGGATGTGCTGGAGACGGGGCCGCTGCCGCAACGGTTCTATTTGAGTCAGAAAGCGTGTGCCGGAATCCTGCGCCGAGCAGAGAAAAGGGGCAAGGAGTTGCCGCCGATGCTGCGGGAGGCGCTGGAGGCGGTCGCAGGGGGGGGTATGACGCCATGAGCCTTGCAGGAACTTTAGGCCGGCGGGGCGTTCGTTCGCATACCGAGCTTGACGGCCACGGAGCATACATCCCGCAAACAGTCGGAACCCTCTCCGACGGCGCACACAACGGGGGGGGGCTTAATGGCCAAGATGCCTATAGTGGAAGAATATTCCCCACAACCGAATTGCCTGCTGGACAAATTGTGAGGGATTAGTCGAAAACATGTCTTCCATGATCAAATACAAAATAGACGTAACGAAGATCGACAAGGACCTGCTCTACAAAGGCGAGAAAGGCACCTACCTCAACGGCGTATTCTTTGAGAATAAGAACGGCACCGGCGAATACGGGGACGATGGCTTTATCGTCCAGGACGTGACCAAGGAAATGCGCGAGAAGGGCATCAAAGGCCCGATCATTGGCAACTGGCGTCACCTCCAAACCAAATCCACGCCGGCCCCCAAACCCGCCCCCGCAGCTTCAACCGCGGAGGACGATGACATCCCCTTCTGACGTGGACATCGCGGACATCACGCACATGCTCAACGACGAGCCGGTCGAAACGCCGGCCCCGCGTCCGCGTGGTGACAAGACCAGCCAGGTGGAATTGGAACAGCGCATCCGGGCGGTGGTGAAGTGGATTGTCCGCGGATTACCTTACTCTGAAGTTGTGGAAAGTTGTGAAAATGGCTTTGGCGTATGTGAATCCACGGCGGCACGTTACGTAGCCGAGGCCAACAAACGCATCCGCGAGGCCAACGCCAAGGACCGCGATCTGGAGATTGCCAAGGCCAAGGCCCGCTACGAATTGCTGTTACAACTGTCATCTCAAGACAAGCAATACTCCGCCGCGATCAACGCCAACAACTCTTTGGTCAAACTGCTGGGCCTTGCCGAACCCGACAAAGTCGAACACGGCGTCAGCGACACCTTGGCCCAAGCGATGGCCGAAATACGTGCAGGAAACCAAGCAAAACTTGGCTGATCCGCTCTGGCGGCTCAACAACATTTACAAAATCAAACGGCCCACCGATGGCCGTCTGATTAGGTTCACGCCGCGCCCGGAGCAGCAGCGCGTCTTTGAACTCTTATTAAAGGAAAAGTGCCGAAGGTTAATTATACTCAAGGCCCGCCGGCTGGGCATGAGCACCGGCATCGATATCCTGCTGGCCGATCAGATCCTGTGGAATGCGGGCAGCCAGTGCTCGATTGTCGATCAATCCATGGCCGATGCGGAGCGCAAACTTTCGACTATTGTCAAGGTAGCCTTGGACAATCTTCCAAAAGGTATGCGCGGGAACATCAAATTCCTGCGCGACAGCGGGAGCGTGATTGAAATCACAGTGAACGGTGACGCCGCGTCGAGCCTGTTCGCCGGCCTGCGCTCCCGCGGTGGAACGAACAACTGGCTGCACTTGAGCGAGTGGGGAGTCATCCAGGCGGATGATCCCAAACGCTCCGAGGAAATTCTGACCGGCGCGATTCCCAGCGCCGAGCACGGCTCCATTGTGGTGGAAACCACGTGGAAAGGGGGCAGGGGAGGGCACCTTTGGAATCTGGTCAAGACCGCCATGGAAACGCCCGAGGCGGAAAAGACCGAGGCCGATTGGCGCGTGGTATTCTTTCCTTGGTGGAGAGATCCAACGTACACGCTCGAAGGTCCCGCGGACACGATTAGCTCGATCAATCAACGCTACCTCGCGTCCCTGGAGGACGAGATCAAGCACAAGCTGACGCCAGGACAAAGGCTGTGGTATGACCGTCAAGAGAAGAACCTCGGGCTATTCATCTACCGCGAATTCCCCTCGACCGTGGAGGAATGTTTCAAGGCTCCGGTGGAAGGAGCGATTTACGCGGACATGATCGACCGCCTGCGAAGCGAGGGCGCAATTGCCCCGCGGCCTTACGATCACAATGCCCTGGTCCACACCAGCTGGGATCTCGGCTCTCCGGTCAACACGGTGTGCTGGTATTTCCAGATCGTGAACGAAGAGATCCGCGTCATCGATCTCGACATGAACCTGGACATGTCGCCGGTCCACCGCGTGGCCCATATGCTGGGCAAGCAATACCCCTTTGGCATGCACATCCTGCCGCATGACGGCATGACCACCAACACGTCCGGGCGCACCTTTGCCAACGAGTTGCAATCCGCCGGCCTCACCAACATCCGCGTGGTGCCTCGGACCAACGACATTTGGGTGGGCATCAACCGTCTGCGACAGCTGCTCCCACGCTTTACGTTTCGGCTGCCCTTTTGTGAACACGGCCTCGATGCCCTGGCTGCCTATCACTACAAGCCGGTCAGCGCCACGGGCCTCACCAACAACGAGCCGGTGCATGATTGGTCGAGCCACCCGAGCGATGCGCTCCGCATGCTGGCCGAGGCCGAGGTGGCCGGCATGCTGCCCATGGGCGGACCGGCCCGCCGTGATCCGGTCATCGTCCGCACCGGATTCCGCGACAACATCGTGGTGCGCCGGTGACATGTACACGCCGTAAACATGTAACCAAAACATGTCGAAATTTGTGACAAATCTAAACATGAAACCACCCGCCCAACTCGTCTACGAACTCTACGATGCGGACAGTCCGCGCACCTTCCAGCAGGACCTGCAACTGCATTTGCTGCACGGTTATGTCTTCTCCACGCCCGAGGAATTCCTCATGGGCCGGCCCGTCGAGAGCACCGCGGACCAGGACGATATCCGCAACCCTGCCGTGGTCTTCGACCGCGAAGATTGCGATTGCTGGTACATCTATGCCTATGCCACGCGAAACCCCACATTTGAAAATTGGGCGGGATTAGTCGAAAAAGTGTTGCGCTGGATGCCGTACGCGCTACCTCTCGCTGCATGGGAAAGGCGCAAGCATGACCGCATGTTGTTTTTTCCGATCAAGAGATTCCAACAAATCATACAACGACCATGAGATTCTACACTCGCTCACGCTTGGATATGACATGCCGCAACTACATGGGTGGCATGTTCAGCCGTCCCAGCCCTCCGCGCATGCAGCCTATTCAACTGCCACCTCCTCCTCCGCCTCCGCCGCCACCGGCTATGCCCCCAATGCCGAAGATGCCTGCCATGCCGGCCCCGGCTCCGCTTCCTCCTCCTCCTCCTCCGCCACCGGCTCCTGCTCCTCCGCCACCGCCGGCCAGCGGTCCGAACCGTGTCGAGGCCGCCGAGGCCCAGACCAGCAACCGCATGCAGCAGCAGAAACGCCAAGGGCAGGCAAGGACGCTTCTCGCCGGCGAAACCGGCGGATACTTCAATCCGGCCACCGGACCGCGCTCGCTGCTTGGTTAAGGGTTAGTCGAAAGACATGGAACAAAAGGCTGATCTTGTCCGGCTGGGGGAGTATGTGCTCACCCGCCACCAGGACCTGCTGTCCAACCGCAAGGTGTGGGACACGATGTGGCAGGACATCGCGGACTTTTGTTTGCCCCGCAAGGCGGAGATCGTCAACAAGAAGGAATACCCGGACACGTCACGCAATGACGTGCTTTTCGATTCCACGGCGATTTACGCCAATGCGGTGCTGGCCAATGGCCAACTCTCTTACATGTCGCCGGCGGACAGCCGGTGGTTTGTTTACGAGCCACCCGCGGCCATCAAAGACAACGACAAGGCCAAGACGTGGTTCCAGCAGTGCAGCGAAATTGTCCAGCTGAACCTGGCCAACTCCAACTTCTACTCCGAGGTCCATGAACTCTATTTTGACGATGGCACGTTTGGCACTTACGCGATGTTTTGCGAACCTGGCCGACGTCATCCGGTCACCTTCACCACCTTCCCCTGTGGCAGCTTCTGCATCTCGGAAGATGACGAGGGCCTGGTGGATACGATCTTCCGCGAACTAAAGATGACCTGCTTGCAGGCCGCGGACAAATTCGGGGAGGAGAACCTCTCGGAGAAGATGCGGAAGCAGGTCGAGGAATACCGCAAGACCGGCAAGGGCGGCAACACGCTGCACGATTTTGTCCATGCCATCTATCCGCGCCGGCACAAAGACCGCGCTCCGGGCAAGGCAGACGGCGAGAACAAGCCGATTGCCAGCGTCTACGTGGACAAGTCGAGCAAGCACGTGGTGCGCTCGAGCGGATTTGACGAGCAGCCTTTCTTTGCCGGTCGCCACCTCAAGTGGGGCGATTCGGCCTACGGATGGTCCCCCGGTTGGATTGCCATGCCCGAGGCAAGGCAGCTGAACTTCTTGGTCAAGCAGATGGATGCCTTGGCCGAGATCAAAGCCTTTCCCAGAATTTTGATCCCGAGCACGCATGAGAACGAAGTGGATCTCCGCTCCGGTGGATTCACCTACTTCGATCCTCTCAATCCCAACGCGCTGCCCAAGGAATGGTTGACGCAAGGGGAATACCAGATCGGCCTTGAGCGGGAGAAGCGCAAGGAAGCCTCGATCCAACGGGCGTTCCACGTGGATCTCTTCCAGATGTTTGCCATGCTCGACCAGAAGCAGATGACGGCCCGCGAAGTGGCCGAACGAGCCTCGGAAAAGCTGGTGCAATTCAGCCCGACCTTTGCCCGCAAAACGACCGAACTCTTCAACCCTCTGCTCCGCCGCGTCTTCAATCTCCACCTGCGCCAGGGCCTCTTCCCGCCGCCGCCCCCGGACGTGATCGTGCAGAACGAAATGACCGGCATCCCCGAGATCCCCGAGCCGGAAGTGACCTACACGTCCCGCGTGGCCTTGGCCATCAAGAGCCTGCACAACCTGGCCTTCATGCGGACCATGGAGCGTCTGGCCCCGATCATCCCGCTCAAGCCCGAGATCCTCGACAACTATGACATGGACGCCGTGTCCCGTGACCTCGGTCGCAATGACGGGGTGCCCGCGGATTGGATCTTGGACACCGACAAGCGCGACCAGATGCGCGAGGAGCGGGCCGCGCAAATGCAGGCCATGCAGGAGCAGCAGCAAATGATGGCCCAGGCGGACATGGCGGCCAAGGCCGGCTCGATCAAGAGTGACAGCATGGTAGGCCAAGCCATCCAGCAATCTCTATGACAAGTGACGCCACGCTCGAGGCCCAGAAGAAGGGCCAGCAAATCACCAACGCTTTTCACCGCGTCTTCTCGAGCGAGGACGGGCAACTCATTTTGGAGCACCTCCGCTCCTACTTCCGCGTGGACCGGCCCGCCTTCCAGCGTTCCATGCACAACGCCTATGACCCCTTGGCCGCGGCCCTGCGCGATGGCCAACGCGAGGTGCTTCTTTTCATCCAACACAAGCTCTCCGAGCCAATGGTGGGGGATGCCGACTTTGACCAACCCAAGACCAAGATCGTGCGCTGACATTGCAGGGTGGAGAAGCAGTATCTCGCCTCGCTCATAACGAAGGAGATCGTCGGTGCAAATCCGACCCCTGCAACCTGCGCGGGATTAGTCGAAAACAAACCAATCTATGGACACATCCACAGCACCCGCCGGGGACGCCGCCATCACGCCGGCGTCCGAAACTGCACCCGTCACCAGCCTGCTCGAGGCCAGCCCGTCTTCCG